GCCAAGTTTGTCTAGATTGAGTGAAGAAGTACAAGATTATCTAGATAAAATTGCATTAGAAAATTTTGATAAGTCTGCCTATCAAGATGTTATAGAAAATTCTATAAGAAGATTGGATGTGGACCCTTTAAGTTTACCATTATCAATTAGACAAAACTATCTTAGTAGGTGTCTTAAAAATTACTTAGAAGATAATTTCACAGAGTATTTGCATGATCTTTATATGGTTATTAAAACATTGGATAATGATAACAATAAAAGGAATTTTTTACAAAAGTGGGGGTATCAGTCCTTTAAATATTCATTAGATCTGGGAAATGTTAATTATGACAAATTGGTGAGATTTGATGCTAGTGTAAGTTCTACTTTAAAACAGTTTATGATTAAAAGTTATGGTTATTTTTTGGATAAACTTGCCATCTTTTATCATGAACATGAATTTAAAATTCTACAGTATATGTATAAGATATCAAATTTCCAACACAATACCAGATGTAGAGGGAATTTGGTGTATATGTTGCATGAAGCAGCAAGATATAGTACAAGTTCTTATGTTTATCAGACAAAACCCAGGTATATGTTGCAGGTTATAATAAAATCTATTTGGAATGACAGCAATTTATTATCTGAATTTTCAAAGCTTTTCACTGCCAATGTTGATGATTTTGACCCTTTATTGATAAAATACTCAATGACTGAAGATAAACTAGATGATATATTATCATGGGTTACAAGTTATTATAATGCTTATTCTTCTCCTTTCAATGGAACTTTAGAAGAATTAACTTCAGCTTGTAAAAATATCCATCTGAATGAATCCAGCCTTATAAATTTTGACAAAATTAATCTCTATACTTGTTTTAGGAAAACATTCGATCCATCTATTTTCCATCTGACCAAATTTCAGAATAAAGACAATGATTTGGAAGAAGAAAAGATCTTTTACTGCACAAACATTAATAAACTTGTTCAGGTTGATATAAGTAAATTTGATGATGAAGATGAGGCCACTGACTTTTATTATGAATGTGCATGGAATGATGGTTTTTGTGAAGAATTTGAAGATAATGAAGATAAATTTAAGATACTAAAATATGAGAAGTTTTCACCAGAAAAAATAGTTTATGTGGGTGCTTCACAGATCCTAGATAGAGAAATTGTGGCTTTGACTTATAAAGGCAATGTTATACTGGAAACATTTAGCATGCTAAATCTTACTGGCATGAAATCTATTGATGCCTACAGAGTTTATAATTACTATTACAATACTAAGTTTGATACAGGAGCATTAACATTTGTCTACGCCTTTGGAGATCAAGAATTTTATAATTATTTAGAGAAGACATATAAAATGACTGAGATCAATTATAAAAGTATTTACAACAGTGAACACATCTATTACAAGAGGAGAGGAAGGTTCATTGATTATAATACATATAAAAATACTTGCCTTGATAATATTTTTGTTAATGAAGAAGAAAAAATTGATGATACCATACTTATCAGCAAAATATTAGAAGAAGGGCTAACAAAAGATGAATACCTTGACTGTTTTGATAAATGTTTCAATAAGAAAAATTATTTGATTAAAACTAAAGACTTGTTTGAAGGTTGGCATCTTGATATAATTGAAATATGTATAAATAATTTTGATAATCTTAAGCTTGTTAAAATCAGAGAATGGGTAAACAAAATGTTTGATGAAAATAATAATTATGATGTTATGGAAGAGATAATCAAGCATCTACCAACAGCATTAGATTCTCTAATGACAGGGTTGAGTATGGTAGATGATAAATTCAAGAAGTTTAAAGATGATTTTGATCAATACCCAAAAGCAGTATCTCAAGGTAAAAATAAAATGACAATATTTGGTTATAATGATGATAGATTTAAGACAATGGAGGTTTTGCTAAAGGATAAAGTATTTGGTCTGAATCATAAAAAGATAGACTTAAGTACTAGAGAATATAACATAATTAAAGCCATGATATTTAATATGGAACACAATATTGAACTTTTACTGACGAAGTCAGATGAAAAATTTGTAACAAATGATAGCTATTTACAAAAGTTTCTTATGGTTATATTATCCATTTCAGTGATTGATGATTCCAAGCATAATGAGAAATTTTATGCCAACTTCTCTGAATTCCAGACTAATTATACAATAGAAAGAAGTAAATACATTAGAGAAAACTTTCCAAAGAGGAACAGACCAAGAGTTAGGTCTGTTAATATTGAAGAGATAAGGCTTAAAGTAATAAAGGAGAAGCTTGGTATAAATTAATGATTCATGTGTAAATTTTACCATTATAGATATTCACTTTTGATTTAATTTGC